CTCAGCCGCAGTAAACTCCAAGCCTTCATGCACCCAATCCAAAATATTTTGGGTACGAGGTGGGAGCTCGTCAGGTTCAGTGTACCTGACCCATCCGGGAACCTCTCCTATTGTCCTCATGTATTCATCTACATCCCATGGTCGAGCTTGCGGTCTATATCTCGGACCCAGACGAAGCTGGTACAAGATCTCATCAAAGATGGTACGTGGGTAACACTCATTGATCATGATATAAAGCACAAATGCCACTAGGGTTGTTAAAGCCACAAATATAATATGTGAAACAAATGAGCTAGTAGCACCACAATTGATGACGGGGATGGAATTCACCACTGCCCCGTCGGGACCAAATACTGGAACAATACGCTCTACAAAGCAATCTTGCATAACGTATTCTCCCGCCTGTTTGCTATAAAGTTCAGCATCAGGCACAGTATCATCACTGTCAGGTTCAATTCCACGAATGTAACGATCCTTCCAGTGTTCTACACGGTCCTCAAACGTCTGATCCAACATGGTACACATGTGCGAGATTCCAGCTAACTCAGCTACTTCTTTCATTTGAACACGTCGTTTCTCATAAATTCCCTGGCCGTGGTTAAACCATTCGCGCAGGGCTCCATCAATGTTATCAGCAGCGAGCTTTTCCTTGGTATTTGCCTTCGATTTCAAATTAGAATGCAAACTCTTGAAGATTGATTCTTCATCGAGAGCCCCCATAATACATCCGGTTTGCGCACAGAATACATTCTTTCTTTTCAAAAAGTCAGCATCAACATCACGCATGAATGCAGTAGGGGTAGATTCTTTATCGGGCATTGTGAAGACCATATCATGCTTTGCGAAAAAATCAGCACAATACAAATGATTGAAGTCATCATTGCCTTCTTTTACGGAACCTTTTACATCATCACCATACGTCGACAGAGCACAAACATCACGAAATTTAGTCTTACTCTCAACACCTCGCAGATTATAGAATGCACTACGAAATAGCAAAGAGTTCACAACCGAATTGATGTAGACTGTAAGATTCTGTCCAGATGGATTCGACCCAATATGCTGGATTAAGTCACCGTTATATGCCATTACGGGATAGCAAATGTCGGTGGCAATTCCAGTCATAATTGTGATGTCTCGTTCCGAATAACCGCAAATACGTGCAATCTCAATGAGAATACGGAATGCGGCAAACATCACTTGGGCAGGCATACGCAAATCATATTTGGAGTAGTCTCCAGCTAAAATGCGGTCGATGCCATACTTTCGCATGTGCTCAGATAAATGTGCCCAATCTGGTCCTTGGCAATTGACACCAACTGCACACTCAGACAGTGCAGGAAACAATGATAGAATCCTAGCAATTGGAAGGAAATACTTCCGTGTCAACATCTGTAAAACAATCGGTGCTGCCTGGAAAACGCGGACTTTGTCCTTAGACAACTTTGTAGGTTCATCCTTCAGACACGCTTTGAAAGCGGGGTAGTACCGTTCTCCACGGGCGTACAATTCCTCGGCCTTTTCAAATTCCTGCCAAAACATATCATCCAGTTCTGCGGGACAATTAAATTCCTCAAACATCTCTGGATCCAAATACGTAAGATAGGCTCGTTTTGGGCCTGACAATGGATAACCCACAGAAGTGTTGGGTGGCATCTTATCAACAAATTTCTTACCATCAATACCACACACAGTTTCCATTCGTGTCAAGGGTCGAGTATTAGTTCGCAATGCATGGTACTCTTTCAACAATTTCTCAAATGGTTCTAAATAATCCTCACAAGCGCGAGCTAGTAAAGATCCTTCAATACCATGAGATGGTTGACAAGAGTGTTGCAATGAAGCTAACCATGGATCTCCCTTTCTGAACTTGGGTGCACCCCATTTATTGGGGACACCACATACGGTCTCTACATATTTAGAAATGCAGGATGTAACCACTTCAGAATAGTACGTCACCCGTCCCATACAAGAGCCAAAGACTTCAAGATTAGGACATATCCCATCCAAGATAGGTAAGCGGCGTAGTGGGGATTTCTCGTGAATTTCATTGGATGTCATGAATTGCACACCATACTTCTCCGTTTCCATTGTTCCAGCACTGGCTGACACCAACACGGATGGGATGGACTGAAGCTTGGCTAGGGCAGTGTCTATCTGACTACGCAGTATAGTTCCACCACACCCTCGCGGGGTATCATCAATTCCTCCCAAATGGAAAGCTGCGAAATACGGTGATTTGGTCTCACTAATGAGAGGAGACATACACATTCCAACACAAGTGTTAAAATTGAGTGTGTAATATCCACCTGGAAAGGACATATGTCCATTCGAAGCTTGACCATGTTTTATTGCCGTCGGTGATGTATGAACTATTCCATGTTCATCCTTCCAGATCAATTCCGCTGCATTGTGTCTACCAATAGGCATAACTGTGGGAAAATAATCACGAAG